TGCCGTCCTCGTAATACAACTTGCCGTCAGTGATGTTAATTGCTAATTCACCTTGCGCAAGATTTGCTGCCAGAGGTGCAGCGGATGCAGTCGTCGAAAAGTAAAGTTGAATCGGTGTGAAGTTTGTTGCAGCCATAATTTTTCCTTAAAAGGTCCCGCCTGAGATGCCCGACCAAACTGGTGCGCTGGCTCCTGCCGATGTTAGTACCTGACCCGCTGTTCCTGCCGCAGTAAAAGCAAATGCAGTTCCAGTGCCGTATGCAGAGCCACCCGCAGTTGCCGTAGCCGTGGAATTAGTTCCACCGTTGGAAATAGCTAAAGTTCCAGCAACCGTAATAATGCCGGTGGCTGCCGTAGATGGCGTTAAGCCAGTTGAACCAAAAGAAATTGAGCCAACGCCTACTCCGCTGACAATTGAACCCCATGCGCCGTTGGCGTAACCCTCAAACGTGGTTGTTGTGGTGTTGTACCGCAAATTGCCGTCAGTGGATGACCCGCGTTGACCTGTAGTTCCAACAGGCAAAACCATACCGCCCGTGCCGGGAACAATAGGATTGTTTGAAATTGACAACGTAGGATTGCCGCTTACCCCGGTGCCGTTGGCTACGTCTATTTGATTGCCTGTTCCCGTTATCGTGGCAGAGGTGACGTTGCCGCCGGTTGAAAGCACAACCAGTCCGTTAAAACTTGCGTTGGCAAAATTTAACACCTGACCGCTCAAAGATACAGTGGGGTTACCAGAAACTCCGCTCCCGTCTGCGATGGACAGGCCAACGCCGGAAACGGCAATAGAACGGTTTGTAAGGGCCGTAGAAGACGTTTTTACTTGGAACCCAGTGCTGGAGTTCACCAGCGACAACAAAGCGCCTGTGGTCGTTATATTGAACAGACCCTGCGCACCACCATCAGTAACCGACAATCCGTTGGTTGCGCCAACATAGCGGCTGTTGGCTAATTGGGGCGTCTGGCTGACGGTCAGGTACGTGTAAGGCTGCGACGGGGATGCAGAAATTGCAGCCGCAGTCGTCTGCACCGTAACGCCATTTTGGACAATAGGAACCGCCTCAGTGCCTGTGATAGCACCAGCGGCTGGCAGTTGGAGGATGGTTACTTGTGCGGACATTATGTACTCGTATTGTCTGGTGGATTTGTGGCAATAGTGTCCCTGTTCCCGGTAGATGTTGGAGTTTGGGTATTACCCTCAGTCGAGATCTGAAACACGTTGGTCTCGCCGCCCGTAATCAGATAGTTGTCGCCAGCATTAAGCGGGAGGTCGGGCCGTGGAAACCGAATCGTTATCCTTTCGGTTTTGCGAGCAGGCAATCGGTACGGGTCAAGCTCATCAGCACAACCCTCATTGCATACCCTAAGACCCGGCAAGTTTGGATCGTTGCGCATTACAGCGTGCGGACGTTTCATCTTGCAGCGGTCGCACACCGCAATCGCAATGTCAGAATATCCGAGAGTGTCTAGAAAGATGGCCATTGCTCACCTTGTGTAGACGGAAATATTTGGAGCAAAGTAGATTGGCGACTTGTCGCGCTCCTCCTCTTCCACCATGCCAAGGTACTTTGATGCCTGACCCTCAAGGTACTGCACGCGAGCCATTTCCACGCCGGGAAGCTCAAGGCTCATCCGGTGGGACAGCATCATGATTACAGCCTCGTACCAACGTTGCGGCACCTCCAACTCACCATACAGGTCGCCAACGTCCATGATTTGACGCGAGTACCACACCGTCATCTGGTAGAAGGCGTTCTGTGGCGTTGGCCAAAGCACAATTTCGCTCTGGGGAATGGTGCGATTAAACCAAAATTGAAACGGCTGGTTGGCTGTGAAATTCTTGTTTGGCAGGTTGGTGTAGTCGTCGCGGTTCAAACGCGACATGGTGATTTCGGTGCTGTTGTTGCCAAAATACAATTCACGCAGGCTCAGGGTAGTCCCGCTGTAAGCCCGGATGCGGTAGTACGGCACGGTTTGACCGTTGGCAATGTCTGTCCAGACCCACTCGTTATCAACCACGGTGATGGACCCAAGATCAACCAAGGTTGCCCAAGTTACGTTGTCAAGCGAGTATTCAAGGATGAATGATTTAGTTCCGCTGGAGGCAGGCAGAAACCCAATGGAACCAATAAAAATTGGGTTGGACGGGCCAAAATTAACAGCAATATTGCCATTGGCCGAAGTCTGGGTGCAGACGGTGTCTACGTCGCCGTCATAGACGTTGCCAACGGTTCCTCCGGCAGAAGTCGTGTAGCTGCCGTCAGGACGGTTCATATAGCGGTACAAGGCGTTTAAAACGTCGTTGCCACCAAGGGGCAGCAAGTACGTTGCTTTGTCAGGAGTGAAGCCGTAGACCTTCTTGTTGATGGCCCAATACTGAATGCCAATGTTAATCAGGTTGGACAGCAGAAAGAACAACGACTCACGGGCGCTCAGAACCTGTTCAGACGTCAACTCCTCGGCTAATTTTCCGCAACGACGCGCCCCGTGATCAATCAGCGTTTGGACCGTTACTACGGTGGTGCCTACGGAGCCTGAATATGCCATTGTTGCCTCCTTGCCATGTCAGCATTTCCATCTAGAGAGAGCAGCGGCTTTCCGAGTAGGTCTACCTTTTTCATCTTTCATGGGACCCGGCACGCCTGACATGCGTGCGCAAAAAGAGTCCTTGCGTGAACCCCCTTGTGGCTGGGGTGCCTTCAGGTTGCTGCCCGTGGCGGCATTGTACTTTGCCCGACCCTTTGCAGTCAGACCAGCACCCTTGGACACTGGGAGCTTTTCACCCCGTCCAATAGCAAGAGAAACACCGCCGCCCTTTAATTTTTTGTCTAAAAACAACTTATCGACCATCTCTATGCGCTGCGGCTTGGTCGTGACCTTGTTGATAATACTCAGCCGCTTGGGTTTACTAGCCTCGTAAAACCCAGCTTGTTTCAAAGATTTTGCCAATGCTGGATTGTTTTTTGCCATAATTAAAACCTGTACTTAGCTGTTTTCTGCGCAATTTTTTTAGGCTGCGCTACAAATTGTTTGCCTGCGGCTTTTCCTGCTCGCTTGGCTTTGGTCGTCGCAGCGTACTCAGCAGGGCTGAGGCTGTTGATTGCAGCCTCTGGAAGATAACGCTCACCCGTGTCAGAAGATTTTTTACCACTCTTGGTTCTCCACTTTTGTTCGCCCCAAGTCTTCAATGATTGCTGGGGGCTTTTAATCACGATAGCCGCCGCCTGCGTCTTTATATCGTTTGGCGACTAGCTGAGCCTTCCTTGCGCTCCACTGTCCTGCGCCGGTGCCTTGCACAGCAGCGGCTTTGACGCTGTTAAAAATACGCTTGCGAAGGTTTGGTTTGGTGTAGTTGCCAGCGGCATTCACGCCCCCGCCTTTGGCCATCTTCTTTTTGTCAGCCGCCGAAAACTCTTTTCCCACCTTTACCGGGATGCCAACCTTCTTGGCAAACGCAGGATTATGTGCAACCGCCTCCATCATGCGGTGTTGAGCAGGTGACTTGCTTGGCATGATTAGTCAGGGTTCTTAATGTAGATGCCTTCAAATTCAGCAGACACATTTGACGCGCCAGAAGAAGAAAATGCCCTTATTTGGAGGTCTGTCTTTTCAACAAAAGAAAGAGGAGGGTTCAAGGGAACTTGAGAATTACCACTAGCAGAAATTCGTGCAGAAGATTGCAATCTAAACACGCCTCCAACTTGACGCTGAAAAACCTGGAAAAATGTGAATGTATTAGCGCCTGTGTTCCCAGATGTAAGGAATAAACCAAGCAAATAAAAAGTGTATCCTGCTGGGACAGTCCAAAACGCCATTAGTGATTGGTTTGCGCCTAAAGTAATCAAGCCATAGATGGCTGCAGGCACACCAGAAGTAACACTGCCTGTACCCGCGTAGATAGTACCTGCGGCAGTTTCACTAGAGCCTGCTGTAGTCACAAACATACGAGTAATGCGCAAGTAACTATTGCCAGTGTTAACTGCTGTTTGCCCATTTAAAAGGACAGACTCGCTAATTTCGTTGTAATTTGCATCAAGACCAAAAATAGCAATTGTTCTTGCGCCAGTTCCAGCGGAAGAATCGTCTGCGCTTGAACTAGAAATTTTCATTACAGTGGCAGAGGCGAGGTACACATATAAACCACCTTGCGACCAAACTGTTTCAGGACTCGTGCCAACATCACTGTTAATGCCAAATTTATATAAGGTGTTGTGACCATCAACTTGCCCACGGGCTACTTGCAGTTCAAATGGCTCATACGCACCTTGGCGTGTTGCAGAAGAATAAGTTCCCATGTGGGTCTCCAAAATTCAAATTAAAAGTGGGAGCCGAAGCCCCCACTTAGGTTCAGCACTTTACTGATCCACCACGTTTTTTGGCGGGAGTCACGGTGACTGACTCTTTGGTCTTGGTCACACTGTCAGCAGTCTTCTTGGGCGTGAAGAAGTTTCTTGCCTTACCGGCAAGTTCCTTGATCATGCCAAGAGGATTTAATGCATCCTCAACGTCACGACCATACTTTGGCGCTTTGTCATAAGCACCTTTGGACATATCTTCTTCTTTTTCAGAGGAAGAGCCACCGCCATTCATTTTGACCGTGCCGCCCTTTTTGAAAGTTCCAGAAAGTTGATTGATGCTTACAGGTGCCGAAGGCTTTTTATTGCCCTGTGGCATCGCGACGGGACGACCTGAATTAACAGTCCCCCCCGCCGCGTAGGCTTTTTTTGTGGCACCACCTTTTTTGTAAGGGCTGCCCATCATGCCATCATCCATCATGCCGTCATCCATCATGCCGTCATTCATCATCCCACCACCCATCATGCCGTTTCCAGCCATGCCGCCGCCCATCATGGCCTTGCCGCCGTGTTTCATTTTGCCCTTGCCGTCAGCCGCAAAGTCAGGAACCATCTTCCCGTTCTTTTCGACCATGGCCATGCCGCCTTCTTTGTAGCCGCCGCCGTTTGACTTGGCAACCCCGCCGGTAGCAAAACCACCTTGGCCATTGACTACTCCGCCGGTGGCCATCTTCTTGGTCATGCCGCCCATTTTGTAACCGCCTTGGCCGTTTGTGACGCCGCCAGTAGCCATCTTGCCGCCGTGCTTCAGCTTGAGAGAGGTTCCCTTGCCACCCTTATGCTCTTGCATGTCGTGCTGCTTGAAAGCCTTCTTGATCATGGCCTTGTCTTGACCCATGTCAGCCTTGCCGCCTTTTTTCATTGGGGCGGACGGCATAGGAGGCGGCATCGAGGCTTGCATTTGAGCAGCGCCACCGACTGGACCTGCCGGACCAGCACCGGAACGCATACCGCGCATCGCACGCCGGCGCATGGCCAAAGGCGGGCGCATAGGAGCCTTGGCACCCATCATGCCGCCCCTAGCAGGCATAGCAGGGGGCATAGCGCCCATTGGAGGTCCCATCATGCCTCCGTTAGCCTTTTTGGCTACCTTGCCACCTTTTTTGAGTTTTAACTCAACTGAGGGCTCTGTGGTCTCCATCTTGACCATTGGCTTAAATTGTCCCATGTCGCTCTCCTTATGCTTGTGTGACGCCAAGAGCGCCAATACGGGTTGCATTCGGGCCTGCTGCGATTGCTGGCAGGGCTATTCCCATCACAAGGCGCTTGATGCCGTCTGCCGCTGAGGAGGGCAAGTAAGTGCCCCTGACATCACCCGTAGTGGTGGTGGCCGTCAAGGTAGCGGCGGCGGCAAAAGTGCCAGCATCTTCTGCCAAGGTGTTGTTCCAACCAGCACGAGTGATGTACCCAGCATCAGTGATGCGCAGTGGCGCACCCAAGATGTCAGTTGTACCCACCGCAACGGTCACCACGCTTGCGCCAGAAGAGACAACACTGGAGATTTGGAAGAAGGCTTTC